CGGTCAACGGATGGACCTCCTTAGGAGAACGACCCAACTGGTCAATCGTCAATCCAGGCGAAGCGTTTCAGTTCGTCGAAAGCCTGAAGGGACCAGGCTTGTCGAACGTCACCACCATTCAACGCACCACAGAAATCACAAGCGTTACCGATACGGTCTCCTCCTTCTCGGAATAATCGCTGTTGCTCCAGTCAACGCGCAGGACGTTGGCGGTATATCTGCAACTGCATCTCCAACTGCCACATCGTCTGGGTCGGTGTCTAATCAGGCGGTGCAAATCCTTCAAGGCTCAGCAATCACCAACACCTATGGCGGCAACATTCAGTGCCAAGGTCCAACTCTGACGGTTACCCCCTACCTCAACCGCACCAAATCATGGGGGCTGCCCTACGAGTACAGCTACAAAGATCCGGTTTATGACCTCTCTGATCTGGATGACAATGGCGTGCTGGACAACCCAGGTGACGTACTCTTCTTCAAAGACACCCGCACAGGACAAAAGGACAACCACAACTGGAATGTGGGACTATCTGTTCAAGCGACTATTCCGCTAGATCAAAGCCTGCAACGTCGGTGTAAAGAAGCAGTCGATACGCAGATTGCGATCCAGAAACAACATCTCGCCAACAAGCGGCTCGACTTTGAGATCAGCCGACTAAAGCATTGCGGTGAGCTGAAGATGAAAGGCATTCGCTTCGCCAAGGGCAGTCCCTACGAAAAGGTCTGTCTCGACGTGCTCGTTCACCGGCCCGTTCCACATACACATTCTATCTCCGTAACGACCTCTGGAAAACCCGACGCTCCCTGACGCTTTCAACTTTGACTTTTTTACCCAGTGCCTTTTGAAGTTTCTTCAACACCTTCTTCATCACCGGCCTGATCGCCTTCAGCAGTATCGGAGTTGCCAAGGCGGCTGATATTGCAATCGCTGACGTTCCAGCAGTGTTGACCGCTTGTGGAATGGTTGGAATCGCCTCAATAATGCGTTGAGGCAGTGGCTTCATTTTGACCTTTGGTTCTGGAATTACTGGCAGTGTTTCTGATTTGTCTTCTTCTTTTTTGGGGAGTTTGACTGGTGGTGGTTTTGCAGCTGGCGGCTCCGCAGGCTTTGTTTTTGGTAGAACGATTCTTGGTGGGTCAGCCTCAGGCTCCATATCCATTGGATTGAAGTGAGGCAGCTCGATCACTGGGACGCCAATATCTAACGTGATTGGCGGTGCTGTTGGTAACGCAACCTGTGGAAGATCAACAGACGAGTTAATCTCAGGCACGACGATCTCTCGGATCTCCATGAAGTCAGAGCGGTTTACAGCAGGTCAACTTTGGATTGAACGTAACCGCAGACGTGAAGGTCCGCCTGTCGTCTACACCGTACTGTGCGGAAAATCGGCCAGACCATTTACCGACCCAAAAGCAATCCTCAAGTGGGTTAAATGGCCAAAGGGCACTCCCACTGGTGACGCTTTACGCGAATGGTTGGCGTCGTTTGAGCAGAAACCTCAAGCACCCGCACCAGAACTTGATATGGCAAAAATTAAGGCTGAAGGCTTCGGGCCTGAAGCTCATGACGAGAAAACCATTGACCCAATTACAGGGATGGAGATACCCGATGACCCAATCACCGGCACCAAGATGGTTATTTGAAGGGAATCGCAGGGCCAGTCTCCGTTGGCAGCTTTGGCATCTCAGGCATCTCTGGAACGGGCACTTGCTTCAAAATTGATTCCGTCAGCGTTGATTTCACCTTGCTGACGTAATTTTCGACCATCGATGGAATGCGCGTGTAAAGCACTACCGTTCCACCAACTAGCGCTCCAGACATCACAAAGGATGCGGCGGCCATCACGTTGAAGACTTTTTGCATAGCTGCTTAGGTAACAAAAAGCCCCCGCGCTCTGCACAAGTACGGGGGCTCCCTGCTGACTGTGTGAGGAGTCAGTCAGGTTCTAGCAGCAATCAGAAACGAGCGCCAATCTTCACGTTGCCGGTGGTCTCGTTATCGCCAGTGGCGAATGAAAGCTCACCGTACAGAGGGCCACCGCTGATGCCAGCTTTGCCAGAAAGCTCAACCTCAGAATCGCCAGTATCAGGCGTCACGAGGCTAGGCCCCATTTGTGCGTAAGCACCGTTCTTGAACTCGTAACCAACATGCAGGTCGGTGACAGCACCACCCACGCCGGTCTCAGTGCCGACGCCGATGTTGATCTCGGGATTAACGAACCAATCTGCGCGGGCAGAGAGGGGAGCCAAGGCAAGTGCGCCAGCGGCTACACCAAAAACAAGACGCTTTTTAGGCTTGCTAGGGACAAAATTTTGTCCGCTAAGTGACTTAGCCATCAGATGCCGTCAGTTGAATTCAAGCTCTGATACTTCAGAGCCAATCCAGTAAATAGACCATATTGAGGGTGCGACATTTGGTCGCGGCCATCCAAGAAGTACAACTCTTCGAGCCACAGCGTTCTAGCCGCCATAGCCTGGACGTCAGACGCGCCAGGCTTAGCGGCGATCATTGGATCTGGACGCTGCATCACCAGGGAACTCCAGAGCCGGTAACAGGAGTGCGCTGCACGTCAATCTGTGCTTGGAGCGCAGCTTCGATTTCAGCGACCTTTTCCGCACCACCAAGCTTGGCCTGCACAGCAGCAACCGCCCAAGATTCGGTCAGTTCTGAATATGCAGTCAGATCTGCATCATCTTCAGGCTGGTCAAGACCGACGCTGCCATACGCACCAGCTTCATAGGTGCCGTCGTTAGCTGTGACGGTGTAATGCACGGTTTGCACAGCACCGTTGCTCAGCTGACGATCCATGGTGCCAACGGCCCAAGTGAACGTTGTGGTGGGTGTAGACATTGGGAAAGTCCTTGCAGGTGAAGTTTACCTATTGCGCCTCAAGGGCGGCAACTTTGGCTTCTAGGGTTTCGATACGATTCATCGCCTCTTGAAGTGCTTTGACAGCTTTCATGTAAAGCACGGAGTAATTAACGGACTTGGTAACCGTTCCAAGATCATTGCCGTCATCGTCAATATCAGGCGACTCTGAGACAAGACCAGGAGAAACAAGTTCAACCTCTTGAGCGACTAATCCAATCTGCGTATGAGTTCCGTAATTTGTTTCCTCTTTAAAGTTGTAATTACGAACGCGAAGATCTTTAATGTCATTCCATTGAGAGGATGCGTCAACGACGTTTTCCTTTAGCTTGCTGTCTGAGATAGCGCCGTAACTGTTATTGGTGTTTTCTAAGTCGCCATCACCTTTAATCCTTGCCTCTCCAGCATTGCCGTAAGCAACAAGAACGACACCAGACCCATTAACATTGCGACTGATTAAGGTATGGGCGTCAGATTTTACTCTAAAGCCACGAACGGTGGAGGTTGGTTGTGATCCAAGACTAGATCCTATATCAACGCTCCCATCACTATTAATTCTCATCCGCTCGGTCGGGCTGCTTGCACCGTCTGCTGTCGTGCTGAAAAGAAGACGCCCAGGGTTATCATTTGACCCACATCCCGCATCTGTTTGACAAAGAATGGCGGCGTGAACAACCCCATCGCCACCATTGGTGAAGTTAATTCTTCCTAATGTGTCCCCAGAAGATGTTGTAGCAGACCCTCTATCAATAGTAACAATCGAATCTTCGCCATTAACAGTGTTACCCGAAACAACAAGTCGGCCTGCACCTGATGCGGATGTTTCCCCAACCAACAACCGCCCTGAGCTGTCTATGCGTAGGCGCTCGCTTTGATTTACATTGACAAACAGAAAATCGTTGTCAGTGTCATAGGAGATATTTCCACGAGTTGATCCAGAACTACTTTGGAATTGAATAACATCGTTTCCAGAAGCAGATCCTGCTTTAAGTGCTAATTCTCCGTTACTTGCTCCAGTAATCGTGACTTTACCAGAGCTGTCGATTCGCATCCGCTCGGTCGGGCCAGTTGAGGAAGCCGGAGTTGTACGGAAAACTAAACGACCAGGAGTATCACCAGAGGCGTGTGTACCATCAGCTTCACAGTTAATCTCTCCCGATAAATTGTCATTTGAATTGCCGCCTCTGCTTACAAATCGCAATTCTCCAATATTATCGCCAGCTGAAACGCTCGTATCATCTCTTCCAAGTACCAACAAAGCACCAGTGCTGTGATATGCCTGAATGTTTGCGCTTGCGTTGGTATCAGAGGCGCTGGTTCGACCAACCAACAACCGCCCCGAGCTGTCGATACGCATCCGTTCTCCAAAACTATTGGAGTTGTTGGTCAAGAATTGGATGTTTCCGTCGCGATTTGCTGCAGATGAGTAATCGCTATCTTTGCCAAACCTAATTGCTCCTGTTTCACTTTGTCCCCCACCGTCATTGCGAACCAGTCCTTTAATTGTCATCGACTGGCCGGTTTCGCCCGACCCGTAGTCGTATTGAGTGAGATTTATTGCTGAGACATCAGCATTGCCCGCTCCGCTCTCAAATAAATGCAGCATTGCTGCAGGCGACGACGTTTTAATGCCAACATTCTCTGCAAAGTAACCTTGGCCTTTGTAGCTGACACTAAACGTGTCGGTATCACTGTTATTTCTTACCCTTAGACCTTTATTCGTATCAGTAGCCTGCGTGCTTGGTGCTCGCGAAATAATTCCATTGCTATTACGAACTTCAAGCTGACCATCGCCAGTAGTCGTTCCAATCAACAACCGCCCCGAGCTGTCGATACGCATCCGCTCGCTGCCGTTTGTATAAGCCTTTAAGTTATCGTTATCTAATTCATACTCAAGTGCACCTTTAAAGCTGTTATTGCTGGTTCCAAAACGAAGCTGGCAGTCGTTAGATGAATTGCCGACAAATTGAATTTCGCAGTTCGCGTCGTTTTCTAAGTAGAGCGCCGCTGACCTTGTAGGAGCATCAGTAACAGCTGATTGTCGGACAAGTAATTGCTCGTTTCCAGGCGTACCGCCAATGCCAACGTTGCCAGAGCTGTCGATTCGCATACGCTCGGCTTGCGCTGTGGCAAACCGCATATAGTTATTGCTTTGCTTGTACTCGATAAATCCGTCATACTCTCCACCCCCACTTGTAGCGTCTGAAAAAAAGATTGAACCGGTATTTGTTGTCCCACTGCGGATTGTTATTCCGCAATTTCCAGAATCTGCGATAGTTAAATTGTCAGCGTCAGCATAGCCTTCAGTCGTCGTCCCAACTAACAACCGCCCTGAGCTGTCAATTCGCATTTTTTCACCATTGTCCTGGTAAAAACGCACTACATGATCTGATTCAGAACCAAGATCTACTCCTCCGTTTGAAGCTCCAGCAAAGAAATGTACTGAATTTTGGGCAGAACGCGATCTTATGTAAGCAGCGCCTGCACTTTTTTCAACGTGGAGAATGCTTACGGGCGACGTTGTTCCGATGCCAACTTGGCCAGAGCTGTCGATTCGCATCGCCTCAGCCCCGTCACCGCTGTTAAAGCGAAGATGCGCTCCAGACTTGTCTGGGCCGATTGCAAATTGATCATTATCATGATTCCAACGAAGTGCAGCACCTACATTGTCACCAGGGCTGCCAAAAAATAATCCTCCTGCGCTTGCATTAGGAGTAAGAATTGAAATACCACCTGCACCACTATTCTCAACAATTAGATTATCTGCATTGGCATTTGCACTTACTGAACCAGCTGTAGCAGTATGGACGTGAAGCGTGCCATCAGGCGACGTTATTCCAATACCAATATTCCCAGAGCTGTCTATACGCAGACGCTCTGATCCGTTAGTGCTAACGCCTAAAGCGTCCGTCGCAGGCAGATAAAGTCCGTTATCACTAGAACCAACGCCAAGTGCAGGTGCAGCCTCAGTGCCACTAGGCAAAATCAGCGCACCAGTCATGGTGTCGCCGCTCACGTCAACAAACGTTCCAGACTCACTGCGCCATGCAGTGCCGTCCCAAATCTTCAGTACATACGTGCCGCCAGTCGTATCCAGCCATTGCTCACCAATCGAGTTACCAGTAGACCCTCCAGTCGCAGGGCTACTGTTTGGCGCGTCGGTTCCGACATGAACCGGACCAACCTTCGTCAGAACGTTGCTTGAGTTCTTGAAGAAAACACCAGGGCTAGTGGCGTTAAGGTTCAGCGCCAGCTGACCGTCATTAAGACTGGTCGCAACAGGACGCTTATGGGCGATAGAAGACCGCTTGTGCTGAAGAGACATTCCTTAACGCCTATCGGCTGGAACTGATAAATGCAGTCTAAACCGTTTCACCAAGTGCTCAATGCCACTCGCTTCCAGGTGTCTGTCGCCACGCAGACGTAGATGTAGTTCGTATCCCAGCTGATTGTTCCCTCAGTTCCCGTATCAGATGCACTGCTAGGCGTTTTCGCAAGCCCAATCCGGATGCCATCTCCAATCGTGTTCAGCAGTGACTGCCAAGCGGTGCCGTTCCAAACACGAAGTGCATTTGGTGTTGTGCCTGTGTCTAGCCACAGCTCACCCTTTGCATTACCAGTCGTTCCAGAAGGCGATGCGTTTGGAGCAATCGGATCAACGTGTGCTGGACCAACTTTTACGAGATCACCGTTATCGTCCTTAAAAAACAGGCCAGGGCTTGAATTTTCAAGATTGATGGCCAGCTGACCGTTCACCATCTGGGTCGGGTCAGGACGCTTGTTCGCGGTAGAAGACCGCAAGTTCTGAATGGCCATCCTTAACGCTGTAAACAGCTGGAGTTAATACCCTAATTTTACGCCGGTCAATAGGTGCCGTCGTCAATCGCAGCAGCCGCAGAAACTGCAACGAATGTGGATCCGTTCCAAACCGTCAGCACATTAGAACTACTGTTCAAGTGAAACTGACCTTCAAAATCACCAGTCGCAGGTGTTGTTGCCTGGATTACACAGGTCGAATCATTCGCCATCTTTGCGCCAGTAATCGTGTTAGCGCCAAGACGTGCAGCATCCAACGTTCCAGAAGTCAGCGTGTCTGCGCTGTGGTTCGGAATGTCGGTGTCAGCCAGTGTCGTGCCACTGGTGACAATGCCTTTGCTGGTGACCGTGACCTTGGGATACGTTCCAGCAGTGACACCGCTGGTGGCAAGCTGCAGTTGATCGCTGCCGTTCAGCTCAACTTCACTGCTCAGCTTGATGCCGCCTAACGCTGAAGTTGAAGCAGTGTTCAGGCTGGCAGAACCGCTGGAAATGCTCAGGCCACTGCCGATGCTGATACCACCAACAGCAGAAGTCGTGGCAACCGGCAAATCACCTGCAGCCAATGCACGACCCGAGGTGATATGACCCTGAGCGTCAAAAGCGACATAGCCCAGATCAGCAGCTGTAACAGAATTGCTATGGCTGATCTGACCAGACGAAATGTTCAGACCACCGCCTGTTGGGACGGAAACAGCGCCATTTGCACTCGCCGTTCCATTAGGCAGATCAGCTGCAACTAACGCTCGTCTTGTTGGGGCGGCAGCAGTTGCACCAGTTGAAGGGCCTGCAAGAACTGTATTTGGGCTGAAATCCTGAAGCTTGCTAACAGCAATGTCAGCACTAGCACTGACATCACTATCGACAATGCCGGTCGTCGGAATTAGTGAACCACCGGTCAGCTTGGCAGCAGTAATTGACGCATCCTTAATGTCTGCCGCACCAATCGATGCTGCTTCAATGTGGGTTGTGCCAAGCGTCGTTTCCGAACCAGAAACAGCATTCGCTGCAATCTGATCTGCTGTTACGGCATCATCTGCAATCTTGGCAGTCGTAACTTGATCATTGCCAATATCTGCCGTTCCAATCGACGCCGCAACCAGATGAACTTTTGAGCCGGTGCCAGGAACCGCAGTGCCATGTACCGCTCCAGCTGCAATCGCACCTTCATCAACTGCGTTATCAGCCAGCTCAGATGCGGTTACGGCATCAGCTGCAATTTGAGTTGCCGTGACACTGTTATCAACAAGCTTGTTGCCGTTAATAACGCCAGTGCTCAATAGACCTAAGCCTGCTTCAACAAGCTCGTCCGGCTCAATCTTTTTGTCCTCTCCAGCCGAAACGTCAACGACCAGCAATACGTCGTCAGTCGCTACCGACGCCGACGTAATCGCGTTTAGCTCTGTAACTTTGAGGTCAGCCATGCCGGAAACGATGCGATAGGTTCAGTTTAAGGCGACTGCAACGCCACGTTACCGCTGCTGTTCTGCTGAACAACAGTTCCACCAGTCTGATTAAGGACCAAACTGGCTGCAGGTACAGACAACAGCTTCAGTTCGCCTGTCGTCACAAAATTGATCTGGCTACGCACTGGCTCGTCAGCGTTAAAGGCAACCCCGACCTCCGTAATCACACCAGTTAGGTCGTAGTAAATCTGTTCTGTATTCGGACCAGGGACGCCAGCCGTATATGGCTGTGCCAAACGAGTCTTCAAAAACAACTTGGCGCGGAATGACGCTCCAAGATCCTGACGCAGCACCAGCTGGTGCAAATAGTTGCTTACTTCGTTCTCATAAGCATTGATGTCGCGATTCTCCGTTGAATACGCATCATGATTCCAAAAGGCTGTGCAGCTTCCCGATCCAGTGATCAATGTGCTGATCCGCTGCCGAAATGCTTCACCTAAAGATGTCACATCCGCAGTCTCGCGGTTTGTATTCAACTCATAGTTGGTTACTTCACCCAAGATGCGAGACGTATTATTCTTCAGCTGCACTCGAATCGGGTAAGCAGCAGCAGGCGCTGACAACGTTGCTGCATTGGTCGTTCCACCCGTTAGCGCCTGATTCCAAGTGCTATAAAGCCGAACACCATTCGCGGCATCAACATTGACGAACCACTGCCCTTGCGGTGACTGACTTCCGCCTGGAAAGCTAGCAGCATCAATAAAATCTAAATTACTCGTGCTGATCGCTCCAGCTGTAGTCATCCGGGTGATCTCAAGCAAATCACCCGTCATAAAACGGTTGTTGCCAAAATCAAAGCTGAAACGCTTTGCCGTGACGTTTACATCGGCAGGATCCAGCGTGCTATTCAAAAAGTTCTGCTCGCTGGTACGGGTTAATTCAATAATCCCGTGCGCCCCGAGGTAAACAGCCATGATTATGAACCCAGCGTTGCCTTCGTCAAAGCACCTGAAGCGGTAAATGCAATAGAAGCTGTAACTAGATCACCCACTCGGCAGCTGATCGAAACTGATGTCACTACACACTTAAACTCCACCTCACGGTTTGTGCTGTCTGACAGCCTCAACAAAATCGTGTGCGTAGCAACGGTGTTTGGCGCACCAGTGCGGATAACGTCCTCCAGCAACGCACCACCATCAACCGTGTTGGACGACGTAACGTAGTAATAAGCCGTTGACGTGCCAGAAAAACTCTGGATCCCAGGCACGTAAGTTCGAGCAAAATCACCCAGGCTTGTCGTCTCTAGCGTGCTCGTCTCAGCCGTAAACGACCACTCGCTCAACTTTGCGACCTGAGTGCCGTCAACCCTGAGGCTGCCGTCGATGCCGGTAAAATGCTTGGCCATAGCTTCAGTTTAGCTGTAGACAGCAATCAGGCTGACAGAAACATTGTAAATACCCGGCTTTACCGCTTCAACGGATGGCGGCTCCGCATACCTGAATTTATTCGTTCCAATCGAAAATGCAGTCGTCATCCCCGCAAACGCTTGGCTGGGCAACGCAAACGTCTGGAAATTGCCCTGAACTGTCCCGTAATGCGTGTTAAACGCCAACGCATTCGTCTCGTTCACATTTGAATACGTCAACGACAGACCATGCCCTGTCGCCACAGAACCGTAAAGCAAACGAACCTCCGCTCCACTTGCAGCGTTGAAGCTCGACTGACCAAACGTACCTGATGTCCAGGTTCGGGTTGTTGGGTTGATTGCAGGGAAGCTCATGTCACCACTTTAAAGGTGTTGCCAAAGACCAGGGTTTCAAAATTTGTCGGCATTTCAATCGCCTCTACATCTACCAAGCCATCAGCACGGTAAAACGCTGAAGTGATCTGATACTGACTGGTGTTTTTATATGTCTTGCCGGTACTAGCCGTCACGGTAAAGTCAAACGTAAACAGACGACCCGGTGACAAATCAATCCGCCCCAAGAACGTAGTGAAGCTGACGCTATGCGTCCTCTTCTGACGAGAAGCCAGAACGAACCTTGCATACGTCACCGCATGGTTCTCAGTAGTGCAAAAATCTGACAGATCAATCGCAATAATCTTTGAACCCGTGTAGTTGGCAGGAGCAACACTTACCGTGCGTGGCTCGCCGAGCATGTATCGCTCTTGGAAGCGATAAGTCACGTTCACAATTGCGTCTTCACGATCTTGGAGCGTTGCATACTCAACCTGATAAGAATCAGCAACAATGTCGTCCAACGTCAGCTTCTGAGTTGCCGTAGCAGTTCCCGTTCCAGTCGATGAATCCTGCGTGGCAATCGAAAACGCATACTTACCTTGGTCCATGCCAAAGTTCAGCAGGAAGTACGGTGCATAGCTTGCAATAAATTCAAATGCACCACTCTTATCCTCAACGACGCCATCAAAGAACAAGCCTTTAGAGCGCGTAAACGTAATTGCCTTTAAAAACGATGCTGTATCGATCGCTGTAGATGCCACCGCGCCAGAAGTCGTGCCGGGAAATGTCGTCAGCAGATAATTTGCTAACTCCGGGAACATGTTTGATGTTCCATCAGCACTGGTCTCCAGCAGCCTAATTTGAGCGCCGTTGTCGTAGTAGATCGACATTTGACCAAGGCTCGTCATGCCCTTGAAGCCACGGACATTCAGCAGTGCCATGCTCATAAACGGATAATCCGGAGAGTCTTGGATAACCTCGTTCACGTAGCTAATACCGACGGCGTAATTAACCGACTTATCATCAAGCGTCACGTCGCCGCTAAACGATGCCAAAGCGCCCCTGAACGTCATCTTGAACCCATCGTTTCCGTTGACGGAAATATCACTCGTATTGCGCCCATAAATAATTGGGAAGCTGCCCTTGCTTTGCGCTTGGTGAGATACGCGATTACTCAGCAATGTAGAGCTGTACTGCATGTGATTTTTCGCGAAGTCATCCGGCTTAATTGGCTCAAACTTAAACTGGACTGCACTCAAACTTGGATGTTGAATTTTCAGGTTTGAGAACATCGTTGTTGAATCTGCCGTTGTAACAATCAACGGCTTGGGAGTCAGCAGTCGCCAAGCGTTTCCAGCCACTGTTGCGTCGCGCCAATAGATCTCAAACGCCATTTTTGGATTGTTTGGATCCGACAGAATTGCCGCAAAATTTGGCGGCGTGCAAGGATTTGGAATAGGCAGTGCATAACCAGTTGCTTTTGACGTATTTCGATTCCTGTTATCTCCTTCATAGGGAAAGTAAGTTGTTCCAATCTGATTTATAAAATTTCTATTAGAATTGATAAATCCATCCACAGGAGTCATTGTGGCGGAATCGAGATACACAAAGAAGCGCCTACCGTCGCTCCATTCCTGTTCAAGTCGAGCAAATGTATTCTTAAAAGCACTATTAAGGTTCACATCGTTTCTTTGATCAAGAGAATAAACGTTGGTTATATAAGCTGCAATCGACGTGATCCTAAGAACGTCGCCAGAATTCTGGTCAACCCATAACGTTCCAGGGCCTGCAATCCCGTCCTTGTCGGGACCAGTTGCGTTTAGCGATACAGCTAGACCAACTTCAGTGACCTCGCAGCTGCGTGTATTGCTAACAAACGCTTTAACCGTGTTTAGCGGAACAGCGGTAATACTTGTAGTAGCAACATCACCAAACTCAGCAGCGTCACAGTCAGGCTCCTCACCACTGAATCCAAAAGACTCATCACTGCCAAAAGTCTGAGAGAAGCAACGAACCTCGCCTTGGTTGATTGTTCCGCCAAGATACTCATCAGCACCCGTTAAATCTGAAGACGCCTTAAATGATCCCTGGGTTCCAATGCTGCTTGTTGGATCGTTATCGTTAGTTGCTCCGTTGGTCGTACCAAACGAATAGTAGTTGTCGTCCAATACATCAAGCGTCTTACGTCCCAGGCGTACCCCACGCTCAACAGGCACCTCTAGCTGTTTGCCGCCTTCTCCAATAACAAAAGCAGCACGTAGCCATTCATAGACGCCAGCACTGTGCATTCGCATATAAACCGCATCTGGTACTGCCACCAAGCCGCCAGATGTATTGGTACGTTTGCCGAATAGAATCGGGATGCTGTCGCCAAGACTTGCAATACCTTGGCCAGCATTTAACGCATAAGTTGCAATCCCGCGACGCCTTTGCGGAGAAATCTTTTTTTGGTCTTTTCCTTTTGCAACAGATTCATAAATCGGAGCAGTGTGAGGAAGACCTCGATGCCGAACACTGATGGCTTGCAAAGCATCAAATGTAATCGCCCCTGCCCAATACGCTTGAGTCGCGCTTGTGAAAGTTTTGTAACCAGTAATTCTACGGCCACCTCCGAATTGATTAGCCATCAGCTTCGCCCTGTTAGAGGTAGCTTACCTGCGTTTGCGGTCGTCAAAACCCGGAATGGCACAACTCCCGGTAATTGCACGCCGCTACTGATTGGGCGCAATGGTGAGCCAACCGTTAGTGCTACAGCTATTAAATTGAACTCGGCATCAGTAACGCGACCTGTAAATGTCCAAAATGTCTGTGTGCCGTTAGTTCCACTGACGACAACAGCAGATCCCTTTGTGATTAAATTTTCAATGTCTGTCTGCTGTAATGTGCCAAGCGGGAAAGTGATTGTAAGCTCGTTGGCATCGCTACCTGCATTGTCGGCATAATTGGTAACCTCAAAGGGCAGGAAATCCGATGCCGTAGCGTCATAGTTTTGCTTCGACAGCGACAGTGCTGCGATTGAGACAGATTGGTAATACGCAGTGGTGCTCACAGACCCATACTCCGGCGAGCGGTGTAGCTTCGCTGCATTTGCCTCATTATATTTGCCTGGCCTGCGTTGGCTGCCGCTGCCATACCGCGCTGCATG